CTGATTACTAGATTTTAATTCAATTCCATTATTAGCCTTAGTGGTATCCAATTCAACTTCTTCATCAAAATAATTCTTTGAGTTAACAAGTTTATATTGAACATTATATCCACTATTAACATCACCAATTTTTTTCAAAGACATGGCAATAATATTACCATTATTAAATTCAGTTATTAATTTACCATTATATTCATTCAAATCATTAAGAGATTCCATAGCATCTCTTTGGGAAGAAAATTCTCTATTATATCCACTTAAAATATTTTCACCTTCTCTATTCATAAACCATATATCGCCAGGATTCCATTTATCATTATTAGGTTTCATTGACAATCTAGATGATGCTTTTTTATAGATATCATATGGATTAATTGTAGCTGGAAGACTATCTGGTCTTTCTATTCTCCAAGCACCAACAGTAGTAAAGTCTATTCTATTTTTTAATATACCAGCAGTCGCATTAATACTTCTCTGCCATTGAGGATCTATACCAAACCAAACTGCACAATCCTCCATTAAACGTTGATCATTCCAAGAGGATACATGATTACCTATTTTAGAATCAAAATCATCATAACTATCAGTACCCCTAGATAAAGTTGTTTCTGTTAAATCATTAGTACCACCATTTAAAAGATAAGCCAACTTCCAAGCAACTAAAGATTCACCCATTAAGGTTTTATACGAATCACTAAAACTTCTTCCAGCAGTAATAAATTTAAAATCTACCCATAAAAATTTATTCTTAGAACCTTGATATTGTGGCAAATCTACTTTAGCACTCTGTTGGGAAAAACTTCCATGTTGTTCCATCGCATAATTAATTTTTTTATTACTTCTTCCATATGTAGCAGTATCTAATCTACTTAAAAGATCAGGTATACCTCTTGTTCTGTCTGTACTAGTAGGCCATCTAACAGTATAAGTAACAGCAGACATACGATTACCACCCAAACCTGTCTTTACAAGTTCAACTCCCATGTCATCAGTGATAATCTTATCAATTTTAAAAAGGATATTTGCTTGATCAGATTGTGCAGTCATTTATATTATAACACCTTACTTTTTATTTATCCTTCTTAGTAATAGATTTTAAAAGAGCTTTAGGATGTATAGACATGCCAAGCAATGTCTCACCTAAAGCCTTTACCATCTGAGAATCAGATATCGCCGGCCCTTCTGTTTTCTGACCTGATGACTTCAAACGCACCTTCTGGATAGCGCGCTTCGAGTTTTTGTACATTGCGGATAACGAGATCATCAATTGAGACTCCTAAAGATAAACATGCTTGAGCTATATACCACATTACATCTCCAAGTTCTACAATCATATGCTCACGAGAAGCATCATCATATGGTTTACCTTGGAATGTAATCTTTTTAACAATTTCAGCAAACTCACCACCCTCGGCACCTACACCAATAGCAGCAGTTAGTAGCCTATTTAGATCAACACTAGGTTTTAGTTCATTCACACGTTCTATAAAAGCATTTGTATCTGCTGATGCTTCACTAGTAACACCAGAAACAAATTTTAAATACTCATCATAACTAACACGTGGTTCTCTTAATTTCATACTTTAAATCCTGCAAAACTTCTTGTTGTTTTTTCTGAAACCTCAGCATCATCTTGACCTGAATCAACGATGTTTTTCTGAGCACTGTCCTCTACATTATACAATTTCATCTTCGATCTGTCAATACCCACAACAAATCTTTTATACATTGTAGGATCATTGTACCGATTCTTTAACTGTTTAACCATGATCTGATTCAATGCTTCCAACTCCTCAGTAGAAATGAGAGCGAACATAAAATCAGCAGTAGCAGGGAGTCCAAAGGATTCTGAAGTGTCAGTGAGGTCAACGTCAGTAGAACCAAAACCAGAACGAGTAGTTTGAGTAGCACTGACAATCGGTAGATTTGCTTCCACAGCCAGACCACGAAGTTCCTCCGCAATCGCCTTAACGAACGTGTATGAATTAACAATTGTACCCTTGTAACGACTAGATGAACAAATATTTAGATAATCAATAAAGATGATATCTGGTGTAAAACTTTTCTTAAGATGTAACTCATTTAACAATGCCCTAAAGTGTCCAGCGTGTGCAGAAGCAGTTGGATATTCTTTAATGATTAACTGTCCATGAGTCTTCTTTGTTATCTTCTCAACCTTTGTATCATACATTGGTTTCGGAAGTTCTATAATAGATTTAATATCAACATTAAAAAGATTTGCATCTATACGTTCTGCAATTCTTTCTTCCGCCATCTCTAATGTAATATACAAAACATTCTTACCTTCCATCAAACAAGAAGCAGCTTGATGACACATGAATAAAGATTTACCAACACCAGTACCAGCAAGAGCAATGTTTAATGTCTTACGTGGTAAACCACCCTTAGTAATCTTGTTAAACATATCAAGATCAAATTGAATCTTATCTTCTTTTAAATGATAAAATTCATATCTAGATTCAGCATCAGCAAAATAATCATGTCCTATATGATCATCAAATGATACTGATAATGCTTCTGACAATATACTAGGAATAGCATCTCTATTCTTTTTCTCATCCTTACCATCAGCAATCTTAACTGACTCCATTAATGCAAGATATACAGCTCTCTCCTTACACCACTTCTCTGTACTATCAACTAACCAAGTTTGATCTACTTTCTCATCAGTGAAACTATCAATGATAGTAACACACTCTTTGAACATATCTTCAGAGAGATCTTTTCTATTCTCTACTTCTATAGTTAGAACAGATTTAGTTGGAAGGCCGTCATATTGATTGATAAAATCTAGTATCTCTTGAAAGATTGTTTTCTCAGATACATTATCAAAATAAACATCCTTTATAAAAGGAATTACCTTCCTCATATAATCTTCAACATGAATAAGATTAGAAAGGATTTTATTCTCAATCCTATCAACCATCAATTTACACCATCGAATGAACCATAACTATACTCGTTCTTTGCACATTCGTCAAGTGCTTGCATTACTTCTGGCGTAAAATACTTTTGAGGATCTTCGAGAACACTCTTAGCATAAACTTTTGCCTCTCCAATCTGGTATCTGTTTCCAGCTTTTGTAAAGACTCCATATTTTTCTCCCAGTTCGAGGAGTCCGTAATAGGAATCCAATCCTCTTTCATCGTAGAATAACCTAGTAGCTACTATAGAATTCTCTTTAGTGAATCTGGATTTAAATGCTTTACACTTAATGATATTACCAATAACATCTTTACCATCTTTCTCTTTAGATTTCGACAAGTATATTATAGTAGATGCAGCATACTTCAATCCACTACCACCACCCATCTCTTTAGTAGGCATATAAGCACCCACTACATCATATGTATGATTAGTAACAATTAAAGGTATATTTGCACGACCCAATTTAAGAGAAAGTATTCTGAATATGGACTTAACAATTTGAGCACGAGTCATATCACGTGTCTCTTTACCAGCAGATGCATCTTCAACTTCTTTAGTTGTAGAAAGCATACCCAATGAATCTAATACAAACATCAATGGTGGGCGATCTGATATTGGTAGTTTAGTATACTCATCAACAACCTTAATAGCCTGTGTTCTAAACTCTTGTACTGTAGTAACAGGAACCAATCCTAACCTTGTAATATCAATACCACGTGTACTAAGCATGTTCTTAGTAATAGCAGATTCAGTTTCAAAATATATTACTTGTGCGGCTGGATTTGACTGTAGAAAATTCTTGACGATTGATAAGGCAAAGAAAGTCTTACCAGTGCTTGACTCCCCAGCGAGGGCTGTGATTTTGTTGGATGGAAGACCACCAAAGATGCTACCACTAACGAGGGCATTAAAGATGAAACTGCCAGTATCCACAAAGGAATCACAATCCCCTGACGAGATACCATCATCTGCAACTGAGGCAAATTCATTGTCCAACTCCTTAATTACATTTTTAAGAAAACTCATAATTCAATTCCTTTTTACTATTGTACCATTAAACAAAGAAAGATTCAAGCGATCCACGCTTCTCAACCTGCCATCCTATTGTCTCTAAGACATTCTTTAAAGGAGCAGTGAAACTCTTTTCAAACTGAGTATCATAATCTATATACTTATTCAGATTAAGTTCAGTTGGAAGTGTCTGAAAATATGCAATGATATCTTCATTGATAGGATTAGGTTTCTGGAGATACACAAACTTAATCTTCTCACCTTCCTGAATGAGTGGATACTTGTTCTGTAATTTCTTCTTCTTTATGTAATGATTATATAGAAGAGCACCTCTAACCTGAATCGGAGTTCCCTTCTTATACAAATCAGCAGAACTTCTATACTTATCTAAATTATTACATCCTCTAGGGAATGATATATTCTCTATATCTTGTTCCCTAGTCTCCTTACGAACTTCATCAATAAACTTAATTAGATCATCATTCGTATCATTAATTATAATTGTAAAAGCTTTCTTTAACTTATCTCTAAAGAAAGCTGGAGTTGATGAACGAGCAGTCTCCAATCCCATGATCTTAAGTTTGGGTTTCTCATATCTGACACCCTCACTATCCCATACGTTAAGAATGTATCTCTTCTTGGCAGTCCATATACCTCTATCGGCAATGTTCTCCCTTTTCATTATCATCTTTTGGGAATAGGCGTTGACGTTCCTGGCCAGTTCTTGGTAAGCACTTTCAATAAAAGGTTCAAGTTTAACTTGACACACCTTGTCAAGGAACCCAACAACGCTCTCATTAGTTTTCTCTCGCCCTTGGTATACAGCGTCAACAAAAGGCCCCATATTAAGATAAATGGAATCAGTATCTGAAGCAATAACATAATCTTCTCCCTCAGTTTTCAAAATTTTATTCACATAAGAATTCATCTTATTCTCTATCCAACGGATAGATACTTGTCCAGATAAAGTAATAGCTTCTGCATTGGCTATCCTAAAGTATCTAAAGTACTCATTACCAATAGCACCATAAGCACTATTGAGAGATATCTTTTTAGCCATCTGAATATTATTACACCTAGAAATCTCTTTTGTAAGAGCAAGTGATGGTGTCTTCTCATATTGTTTCTTCGCCTCAATCATCTTCTTCTTAAAGATGACTCTATCATTATACATCTTCTCCATTAGCTTAGGAAGAAATCCCTGAAACTCTCTGGTATATTGAGCACCATTAGCACATACAGCATAAGGTGTATCTACCTTTATACTCTCATTTAAGATCCCCTCAACGCTCGCACTGGGATGTCTAGTCTGCCTGAGGGTCTCTGGCGAGATATTGTACTGCATAATAAGATGAGGATACAAGCTATTGAGGTCAAAATTGACAACCCAATCATAGCGTCCTGTTTTCGGTTCCTTGACATAAGCCCCTGCGTAAGCGGTATCTTTTTTATGTGAGATCTTAGGAGGAACAACTATATGATCCTTCTTAAGATAGTTGAAAATAATATTATCCCAAGTCTTCACCTGAGAATATACATCTTCATAGTTCTGTTTGGCATCATATGCCATAGTAAGACAAAGTTCAATCAACCTCATCTTATCTTCTAGACGATCAACTAGTTCAACGTCAAGAATGTTATAATCAATAAACTTCTGCCAATCCTGTGTATAGAACTGTTTGAAGTTTTCATATTCACTGTGGTCTAATTTCTTCTGACCAAGTTCAACAAAAGCAATATGATCTAATCTATAGGACTCTTGATTAGAATATGTGAACTTTTTATATAAGTCAAGATAATCTAAACAAGATACACCACCAAGATCATAAGCAATATTCTTTCTACCATGAATAGTAAACTCCCTATAATTAATTAAATTCCAAGGAGAAAGAGAACGCATATGTTTCTCAGAAAGTACTCTCTCTAATCTACGGCAGATGTATGGAATATCATACAAATATACATTCCATCCAGTAACAATATCTGGAGTATTCTGTACCCAGTATTCTAAAAACTTACCTAATAAATCCTGCTCAGAATAACAATAAACAAATTCTACATCATCTCTAGTATTATCATATTCTCTAGTACCCCAAACAATCAACTTCTTAGTATTTAGATCTTTGATCGTAATACAAAGTATAGATTCAGAAGCAGATTCTACATCAGGGAAACCATTTTCACATTCAACCTCAATGTCAAGAGTGATGATATTCATCACAGACATATCAAATTTAATCTCTTCCTGTGGAAACTTATCAGCTATATACTGATATAAAAATCTTTCATAACCATAGATATCAAAATTATCTACCTCAGAATACTTTTTTAAAAAATCCCTAGCATCCCTCGGACTCATAAAGTTGATAGGTTTTACATTCTTATCATCTAATGTTTTAAACTTACTTGGTTTCTCAGTCTGGACAAATAATACAGGGCTCATTGTATCCCTAAACATCACCCGTTCACCATCCTTGTATCCTCTAAAAAGAATTTTATCGGATACTAACTGGATGTTAGTATAGAAATTCATGAATTAATAGCTTGTTTATAAAGTGAAGTTAACTCGCTGTTAGGTTCTGACATTGTAGTAATTCTATCAGAATAAATCAAGGCCTCTGTTTCATCTGTGTAACGAGGCCACTTTCTTAATGAAAGAACACCTTCATCATCTTCTAGAACTTCTCTACAGTTCTTTAAAAAACAACTAGGTTCTTCATCAAGTTCTTCTATATCAGCTACTACGATAACTCCAGTAACTAATTCTATAACATTAAGATTCATGTCCATCTCTCCACGACTAATTCAATAGATCCATCTGTATTTGTAGTTTGCTGTGTAACATGAAAGTCATCTTTCTTAGCAGATTCAGTAATTGTTTCTACAGCATACTGTTGAGATAACTTATTAAGAAACCTTTCAACTGGTACTGGTTGATCCCATGTTTGAAGATCTGTAACCAACTCATAAGTTTTCGTAGATGGATTTAAACGAAAACCAATGTCCTTTCCTACAGCAACTTGTACCACAACTTCATCATGATTATGATCAACTGGATTCTCCAATTTCTGATCAACATCTGTGTTATGTCCTAGTACTTGTAAAGCTCTAAGTAAAGCAGATTTATCTTTAATTTTGGTTTTGATCGTGCTGAAGTGTGACATTTTTATTGGGAGATTTTAAATAGTAATCTGATGTATGTATGCGGCGAGTAAGATCGCCAAGTGCATTTTCTATTTCTTTAGTAAGTCTTTCACAAGAATCACCAGTAGCACCTTCCACCTTTTGCTCTACCATACCATCTTGTCTAATACGATACCTTATAATTTCATGACTCATTTCTTTATCCTCCTTGGTACTTTGATTGTCCATGCTGGTGATACTAGATCAACCATCTCAAACTCTTTCTTTGCCTTCTCTCTTTCCTTTGCTGCCTTCTCTAGATTTTGTAGTTCTTTCTCACGGCCAGGTTCAGGTTGAATCTCACCATAGTGAGGATCCCAAATCTCAGGATGTTCATGATTATCAAAGAACTCTAGTATAGCCTGATCAATCATGCTATACATTGTGTCCCATGTTAATGTTCTACGAAGAGTCTCAGCAAGAAACTCTGCCTGATTAACAGACATCTCTTGTTTGAGATGCTCACCTCTTGCCCATACTAATTCATTGAGATCTATTGTAATCTGTACCCGATTGTGTACACCTACATTAGTGTCATATGGTTCCATTTTAATTACTTGTGTTGATCAAGCTTACTTGATGCTATTATATCACCAATGATCCAAGATTGCAAGCCATGTCCATCTATTCGTAACTGGACATCAGTTGCTACATTTTCTGGAACCACTAAACAAAATCCAATACCAAGATTAAATACCTTCTTCATTTCTTCTGGTGGAATCTCACCAGCAAGTTGAATTTTCTTAAAGATTTCTGGCAGTGGCCAAGAATCATAATTAACTCTTGCCTCCAATCCATCAGGAATACAACGTGGAAGATTCTCTGGAATACCACCACCAGTTATATGTGCCATACCCATGATAGGAAACTCATCTAAAAGATGTTGAACTAAAGGAGAATATATATGGGTGGTGTTAAGTAATTCAGGAGTGTCCTTATAATAAATTTTATGTCTCCATAGC